AAGATCTCATGCCTGCTCCTGCTCGACGGCGCGCACCGCGGCCACATGACCGACCTCAAGCGCAGCCAGCGTGAGCAGGTGGACGGGCTACGCAGCTACATCCGCACGCTGACCCGTGAGCGCAAATGGCTGGAGGCGGAGCTGGCCTATTACAAGCTCAAGGCAGCCAAGGCGGACAAGCAGGAACGGCAATTTGATTATATCGTTGGCAATCCGCCGTTTGGCGGCAACGGCCAGGTAAGCAGCAAACCTGAGCATATCGAATGGCTGCCGCCCAGCGAGGAATATGAAGAAGAGGATGGGTAGAAACGAAGAACCCGCCGTTAAGCGGGTTCTAATTCCATCGGTAGTTGGGTCAGCTTAACCGGCTTCTTTTCCACCGCCTGTTTCTGCTCAGTATGCGCTTCAATGCGCCGCCGCTGCTCATCCAGCCGTGCCTGCTCACGTTGCCGTTCTTCATTGGCTACAGCCGCTTCTATAGCGTCGTTGGCGGCGATGGCTTCGTCAATGCGGGATAGATGCTGATTCGGCTTGGCGGGCGTAACGATGTACTCACCGCGTACGATGCCGCGGATGAGCGCCGTCCAAGACGGGACGAGATTGGCCGTGCCGCTGCGGGCATGGGCGGACAGCTCAACGGCAAGCTGGTCAAGGATTTCCCATTCAGGCGAAAACATTTTGATTTTGCGGATGCAGTAGTGTTCCATGTGATTCTCCTATTTAGGCGTGAAGGTATCGCCTGCCGCTATATATAGCACATCCATGCTACTTGATCAATAAGACGGGGATACAATTTTGACAGGTACGGATAGGCTTTGACAGGTTGGGATAGGTGTATGCCCTAGATGGCAGAAAATGGCAGCTTTTCAGTGGACTACAAAAGCTCAAAACGCGGCTTTTGCTCTGGCAGATGGCTATACTCGCGAGGAAGCGGCTGCCATATCTGGCATTGGCGAACGCACGCTCTATCGTTGGCTGAATCTACCCGAATTTAGCGAGGAAGTTGACAGACTTGTATTCCTTACTGGCATCGCTCGCAAAGCCGAACGACTGAAGATCACCAAACGTATTGCCCGCAACTTGGGCAATACGACTGAAAAAGACTTGTTGGATTGGCTTAAATTCGCACAGAGTGAAACCGATGGCGCTAAACTGGACCTTACCGGCCTCCTCAACCAAATTACCGGGCAATTTGCCGCCGAGCCTACGCATGGTTCACGCCTGGCCGGAAGCCGATCAGGTAGAACTGATGATGAGCCGCCAGCGGCAGGCGACGGCTGACAATTTCGCCCATTTTATTCACCGCGTCAATCCGCGCTATGAGTTCTACCGGCATGTTGAACAGCTGATCGGTGTGTTGGATCGGGTGCTGGATGGCTCAATCAAAAGGCTTATGGTCTTTATGCCGCCGCGCCATTTCAAAAGTGAAACCATTTCCAGACTATTTAGCGCCTATTATTTGTTGCAATATCCCTATCGGTGGGTGGGCTTGGCGGCCTATGGCGCTGACCTGGCTTACTCTTTAAGTCGAAACGCTCGCAGTAACTACGAGGCAGCCGGCGGCGAATTGCGCCAGGCGAAAGCGATGCGCCAGTGGGAAACCTATGGCGGCGGCGGCTTGTGGGCAGCGGGCGTAGGTGGAGCAGCGACCGGCAAAGGATTTAATCTAGGGATTATTGACGACCCGCTCAAAAATGCCGAGGAAGCCGCCTCTGAGACGATCCGGTCCAAGCAACAGGATTGGTATCGCAGCGTGTTTACCACGCGCCAAGCGCCCGATGCCGCCATCATCATCATTCAAACGCGGTGGCACGAGTCCGATCTTTCGGGCTGGCTTCTAGCGCAAGAACATGACGAGCCGGAAGGTTGGCATATCGTCAGTATGGAAGCGATCAAGCCGGACCAACCACAACCGTTTCCGCCAACCTGTACTGTCGAGCCGGATCCACGTGAAGCGGGCGCGGCACTTTGCCCGGAACGCTACCCGGTGATGCGTCTGCAACAGTTGCGCGGTCAGTTGGGAAGTTACTTTTGGGCCAGCTTATACCAGCAGCGACCCGTGCCACCCGGCGGCGGCATGTTTCAGCGCGACTGGTTCAGCATCGTCAATGCGGCACCGGCGGACGCCACACGCGTACGCTATTGGGACAAGGCCGGCAGCGAAAACAGCGGCGACTATAGCGCGGGCGTCAAGCTGGCGCGTGATGCCGACGGGCAGTTCTACATTGAGGATGTCGTGCGCGGCCAATGGTCGGCCCTGGCACGCGAGCGCATCATGCGCCAGACGGCGGAAATGGACGGGCGCAACGTCGCCATTGGCATCGAACAGGAGCCGGGCAGCGGCGGACTGGAATCGGCGCAGGCGAGCGTGCGTAACCTGGCGGGCTTTCAGGTCAAGGCCGAAAAGGTGACGGGCGAAAAGCAGGTGCGGGCGATGCCCTTTGCCGCGCAGTGTGAGGCCAGGAACGTCAAGCTGGTGCGTGGCGCATGGAACGGGGCTTTTATAGATGAATTAACGAGTTTCCCATTTGGAAGTCACGACGACATGGTCGACGCGTCGTCGGGCGCGTTCATGCGGCTGGCGCTGCGCCGCGGCGCGTCGATGGCGTGGGACGAATGAAGCAGCCACCGGCGCAGCAGCCAGGCGATCCCAACTGGCGCAATCTGCGCGACGAGCAGGGGCGGCTCTATGGGCGTGTCAACCGGGTCCAGATGCTGCTGGAATTGCGCCGCAATCAAAAGACGGTCACGTTCGACCTAAAGCAATTGATTGAGATTAGCGAAGTCGAGACTAAAGAAGTAAAATAAAGAATTAACCAAATAACCCACGAGCGCACGACGCCCACGAGCCAGCAATGGCCGGTGGGCGTTTTTTGTTTCCGGGCCACCCGCATGAACCGACTCACCGTTTTCGATGGCGCATCCATCAAATCCAAAGACCTATCCGCCTGGACTGCCGACGAGTGGAGCAGCGTCTTTGGCAGCTACTTTGGCACGCAGGACGAGTCGCCGCGCAGCCTGTACAGCCTGGTCGGCTGGCTCTATGCCTGCGTCAACCTGCGCGCCGACCGCGTGGCGGGTATGCCGTGGGCGATCTTCAGCGGCAAAACCAAGCTGGTCAGCGACACCGATGACCTGAGCGCCTATCCCTTCCTCGACAACTTTGGCGAGCTGCTCGAACTGACCGAATCGGCGCTATGCCTGTGCGGCTATGCCTATTGGTTTAAGCAGCGCAACTTTAACAACAAGCCGCTGGGCCTGCGCTGGTTTGCGCCCGACACGATCCAGGTGCTCTACGACCGCATGACGGGCATTGCCGGCTTTAGGCGGCTGCTTGACCCAACGCGCAGCGTTGCTGTCGGCGTGGACTTCACACCCGATGATATTGTCTATTTCAAGCTGCCCAATGCCTTCAGCGAACTGGAACCGGGCACGCCCCCGGCGCGGGCGGCTTTGGCCGACGCCCAGGTCATCGCCAACATGAATGATTTTGTCGCCGCCTTCTTTGCGCGTGGGGCGATCAAGGCGACGGTGTTGAGCGTGGATCCGGATACGATGGATGCCGAAATGGAGAAGATCGAGGCGTGGTGGAAACGCTTCTTCAGCGGCATCAAAAAGGCGTGGTCGACCGCCGCCATCCGCGGCAAGCTGGAAGCCGTTGTCGTCGGCGAGGGGCTGGAGTCGCTGACCAATAGCGAGCTGACCAACGAGCGCCGCCAGGCCATCGCCACGGCGCTGGGCGTGCCGCACAGCATCGTCGCCGCTGATGCCGCCAACTTTGCCACGGCGCAGCAGGACGAACTCAACTTCCTCAACAATTGCATCATCCCCGAATCGAAGCTGATTGAGCGCACGCTGAATCGCCAGATGTTTGCGCCGATCGGCCTGCGCTTTCAGTTTGAGCCCGATCGTTTGTCGGCCATGCAGGAAGATGAGGAGCAGCGGGCGCAGAGCTATGCGACCTATGTTGGCGCCAAGATCCGGCCCAGCATCGCCGCGCAACTGGTGGGGCTGAACCTGCCCGACGGCGTGACCTATGAGATGTTGGACGCCGATTTGGCACAGGAACAGGAATTGCAGCGCCAGCAAGCCGAGGCGCAAATCGCCCGGCTCAACGCGCCGCCACAGCAGCAGCAGCAGGGGCAATTGCCGGAACGGTCAAGCGCCGCCGGGCGTGACGAGGAAGTGCGACGCCTCAAACGCTGGGCGAAGGGCAAGAAATCGCCGGACGTGGACGCCTTCCATAGCCACCTGCTTGACCGTGACGAAAAGATGGCCGCGCTGGGGATGGAGGGCCTTGACGAGGTAGATGCGCCCTTTCCGGGTACTGATGACACACGCCGCGCAAGCTTGCGCGGCATTGATAGCGGATGGGGTAATTACCCATGATGCCTATAAAGCCATGGTGTTGCAGCTTGCGCCTGATGAGGGCGACGAGAGCGACGCCGAACGTGCCATCCGGGCGCAGTTGGAGCGTAAATTGGAGCGTGACCTAGTGGGGGCCTTTGACGACCAATTGAGCGCCTTGCTGCCCGCTGACGCCAGCGACGATGTGATCCGTTCAGCGCCGGCGCATGTGACCGCCACCAGCGAGCCGGTGCGTGAGGTCTTGCGCCGCAATTTGGAGCAGAGTAGCAGCTTGGGCGTGAGCGTGGCGCTGGATACGCTGGAACAGATTGGGCTGGGCTTCGAGTGGACGCTGGCACATTCAAAAGCCGCGGAGTGGGCAAGCCGCTACAGCTATGAGCTGGTGCGCGGCATCAACAGCACGACACAGGCACGGCTACAGACGGCGGTCGATGACTGGTTCAAAGAGCGCACATCCTTGCCGGATTTGGTCAAGGAATTGGAGCCGACCTTTGGCCGCAAGCGGGCTAAGACCATATCGGTCACGGAGACGACAAGAGCCGCCGCACAAGGGGCTGTCGAAGGATACGAACAGAGTGGCGTGGTCAGTGAGTGGGAGTGGGTGACAGCCAACGATGAGATTGCCGGCAAGTGTCCAATTTGTGGGCCGCTCAACGGCAAGCGTGCGCCATTACGCGGCACATTCCCCGGCGGACATACGATCCCGGCGCACGTCAATTGCCGCTGTTTTGGGCGGCCTGTGATTGCGGAGCCGAGCTGATGCCGATCAAAGTGATTGGGTTGGAAAATCTGTTCAGGAAACTCGACATGGCCGCGGCCGTCCATACGCTGACGCCGCCCATGGAACGTGGCGTGCTCAGACTCCAAGCGGCGATGCAACAGTACCCGCCACCGCCGTCGGGCAGCAAGTACAAGCGCACCGGCACGTTGGGGCGGCGCTGGAATAGCAAGGTCGTGGCCTCGCCAAGTGGGCTGACCGGGCGCGTGGGCAACAGCGTGCGCTATGCGCCGTTCGTGCAGTCGAATATGTTCCAGACTGTGTGGCATCGGCGCACCGGCTGGCATACGGACGCCCAGGCGATTGAGGCCAATCAGGATGTGATCCTGGCCGACTTCCAAGCGGCAGTGGATCGAGCGTTGGCAAGTTAAGGGAGGGAAGTATGCGAGAGAAAAACACCGGCGCCTATATCAAGGCCGTAACCGACGAGGCCGTCACCGTCGCCGGCTATGGCGTACTCTTTGGCGGCGCTGACCTGGAGGGCGAATCGTTTAGCCCGGCCACCGATTTCATGCTCGACCTGGCGCCGGTCAAGCTGGTGCTGTATGACCACGGCCTGCGCTCCGTCAACCATGTGATCGGCAAGACGATCAGCGTCGAGCCGGATGAGCAGGGTCTGTGGGTTGAGGCCGAACTCGACCGCAACAAGGCCTACGTTGATATGGTGGTGCAGCTCGTCGAGAAGGGCGCGCTGGGCTGGTCAAGCGGCAGCGTGGGCCATCTGACGCGGCGCAGCGGCAAGAGCATCACGCAGTGGCCGATTGTCGAGCTATCGCTGACGCCAACCCCTGCCGAGCCGCGTACGCTTGGCGTCGAACTGATTAAGTCACTATCCGCGACCGATCCGAGCTTTGCGGTATTCCTCCCGGAGACGGCCAGCGCAGCCGTGGTGGTGGAAACGAAAGCGAAGGATGTGGACGCGCCTGAACCTGAATTTATCCAAGAGGAGAATGAAATGGCAAACGAACACGAAATCGATGATGACGACGAGGCCGTTGACGTGACGGCATTAGTCAATAGCGCCGTAACCAAAGCCTTTGCGCCTATGCAAACGTGGCTCGACCAGCAACCAGTCAAGACGGCGGAGATTGCCGTACCCGGCCAACTCAAGTTGGGGCGCGGCGATACCGAGATCAAAGCGTACGGGCATTATCTACGCACCGGCGACGAAGGCGGTATCCGCCACATGAAGGCCAGCAACGCCACCGATATGAACATCGGCACGCCGGCAGATGGCGGCTATGCCGTGCCTACCGGCCATTACCAGAACATCATCGCCCGCATGAGCGAGGCGGCGCTCTATGGGCCGTTGGGTGTCCTCAACATCCCCGGCAAGGGCACAACCGTCAATGTCCCGATTGACGCCGAAGCCGATGGCGAGTTTGTCTCGACAGGTGAGGCATCCGCCACCGACCTTGACGCACCGGCAGTGGGTCAAGCGCCGATGACGCTGGTCAAATATACCAAGCGTCTGGAAATCAGTTGGGAGCTGCTCAATGACGAAGATAGCCAACTGATGCCCTTCATTGAGAACTTTGTCGGGCGCGGCATGGCCAAGACGCACAACCAACTGCTTGTCACCGAAGCCTCGACCAATGGCACGTTGGGCGGCGCCACCGGCAACCCGCTCGTCGCCGCCAACATCCCGGCGCTGGTCGGTGCGCTGCCAACCGGCTACGAGGATGGCGCGGCCTGGGTGATGCGTAAGGCAACCGAATACGTTATCCGCGGCTTGACCGGCACCAACTTCCAGTTTGTGACCACGCCGCCCGATGCGGGCGGCAGCCGTCGCGAGTTGTTCGGCTATCCGCTCTACAACTCGTCGAAGGTAGCAGCGGCGGCCGCCAGCGCCAAGAGCATCCTCTTTGGCAACTTCCGCTATATGGGTATGCGCTTAGCGCCCGACATCACCTTTATCCGTGACCCGTACAGCAAGGCCGGCACTGGGCAACTGGTGCTGCATTACTACTTCCGCACGGTGTATAAGGTCTTGCAAGCCGAGGCCATTCTGTTCGGCACGCAAGGAACTTAGTCGATGCCGCACCTACTAATCTTCACACCAGTTACACCGGGAGGGCTACAGTCGGCGACCGTACAATCGGTCGTCGGCCAATGCTTCGCCGGTGAAATCAGGTGGGAGATTGGTAGGTGCAATCCCTACCCAGGGCGTGATATGCGCAACGTCCTGGCGCAGTACAGCCATGCTAGAGAGTTGTGCCTGAGCGGGCCGTATGACGCATTGGTGACGATTGAGCAGGACATGATCCTGCCGCCGCACGCGTTGGCGACCTTATGGGAGGATGGCGCGGCGGTCGTCTACGGAACCTATATGCTGCGTCATGGGATGCCGGTGATCAACGCCTTGCGCCACGAGAACCAGCGCAATCTGGGCATGAGCCTATT